GTCGTATGTTAATTTATAATTACTTGTTGTATTACTATCTAAATTAAAAATATTAACATAAAAATTACGATATGTTACCATATCCATAGTAGCTGTATAATTATTTGATGTCAGATTTACAATTTGTTCTGAATAAAAAGTGGATAATTGTGAAGTACTCATTTGAGAATATAACACGTCAACAAATGTATTATATGCGATGATTGTTGAATTTTGCACTGTACTGAATGCGTTGCGAGATTGTGTGTTAATACTTGATATTGTAGAAATTGCGAATGTACTTGTTTCTCGTATCATTGCAGCCATTAGCGAAGATGTTGTAGATATCAATTCACTTGCAGGCGTTGATATGTATGAATAAATGCTTGATTGAACAGAGGAATTCATAAGACCAACAGCCGTTGAATTTATGGTGCTTATTACAGAATACGTACTTGTTGAAAGAAGAGAAGACACTAAAGACGATGTTAATGCGAATGTTGAACGAATAACAGTACTTAAAGAGGAATGATAAAGCGAACTAACGTAAGCATCAAAAAATGCCTGTGAAATGGACATATTTTGAACACCAGATGAATAAAACAGGGATGATTTGAATGGCGTAACAGAGTCAATAGTACTTCCTATAAGTGTTGATGTTGTTTGTTCTAACAAATAGAATGTATCATATACATCTGCTAAAATTGAACTTGTAGTTAAAACAGAAAATTCACGAGCCAAAGACGATAATTGGATTCCTTGTCCGCGTGTAGTACTTGTAAGCGATGAAATTGCAATATAAGATGCAGTACTCATAGTAGAAATACTTGTATTGGCTAAATTGGTGCTATAAATCACACTACTAACAGTAGTTGATAGACGTGAAACGGCACTAACAAGTGTTGAAGTTGTAGTAGTTTGATTAGTTGAAATTGCCGCATTAATCCACAAACCTGATGTAGTTGATAAATTTGTGCTCATTCCTTCAAGACTACTTGTGCGTAATTGTAACGATGATAATGAAAAATTTGTATTTGTTAAAGAGCTATTAAAACTACTTCCAAATATTCCTAATGTTGTACTTAATAATGTTGTATTAGCACTAATATATTCATTTAATCCTTTGGATGTACTTAATAAAGACGTATTAATATTTGTACTAAATGTACTTAATACACTATTATAAGCCATAACAGTACTTAATGATGATATTTGTCGGTTAATGTATTGTGTTGTACTGATAGTAGTTCCCCGAATTGTACTATTAAAATTACTTGTAAGCATTGTATATGTGCTAGTATTTTGCAATCCTGCGGATGTGCTGAGTGTAGAAAACCCAAAAGTAACGGTACTTGTTATTTCGGCAACCATATAATAGAATGTACTAACTGTTTCAATTCCAGTTATTGAACTATTAGTTGATGCAATAATAGCATCATAAAATGTACTAAAATAAGTTGAAACATTGGAATAACCTGTACCTAAATTACCAATTTGTGTTGAATTTGTAACCAGTGATGAATTAATATCAGAGGTTATTGTACTGTATTTATTATCAACGACACCAATACCGGTACTAAGAGTAGAAATATTTGTAGGGTTAATACTATTACTCCAGTATGTTTGACCTTGTCCATTTGCGTACATAGTATATAATGATGATATAGGAGCATTGTTTGGGAGTCTAAAATTTAGCCCCCGTGCCAATATTGAATCAATTGTTTGCGTTGTAGTAAACGCCATCTATGATTACTATGGAAAATTATGATAATAATAATACGTAATATACGTTCTACATAATATACAAAAACCACATATAAAATATAGAGTCAATATGTCAAATTCAGGCGGATTAATACAAATTGTAGCAGTTGGAAGGCAAGATATATATCTTTCCGGTAATCCACAAACTACGTTTTTTAAACAGGTATATCGCCGACATACAAATTTTTCAAAAGAGACTAAAAGAATTCCATTTGAAACATCTATTGCCTTTGGTAAATTAGTTACGTGTAATATTCCACGAAATGGTGATTTATTATCGTCCCTATATCTTGAAATACATTTACCTAAGATTACAACTGATGGCCCACAAGAGACGCAATCGGGGATTATTACAGAACCCGCAACTAATTATGAAACAATTACAGATTCTGTTAGTTGGGTTAATGGTATTGGACATGCTATGATTGATTATGTTAGTATTTGGATAGGACAACAGGAAATTGATCGTCAATATGGTGAATTTATGTATTTGTGGTCACAGCTTACAACATCTGGAGCAAAAAAAGACGGTGTGGATTTTATGACAGGCAAACTTAATGTTTATAATGATACCGCTCACGCAGGTCCCCATATTTTATACGTCCCTCTTCAATTCTGGTTCTGTCGCAATATTGGGCTTGCTTTACCTCTTTGTGCTCTTCAATCTTCCCCATTAAGATTACATATCCAATTAAAAAATGGTGCTAATTTGGTGTTTGGTAATGCATTGGAAAATGCCGTTTTAAACAATTTGGACCCACCCGCAAGTCTTACATCCAGACCTGTTATTATTTCTGATATGATTTTGTGGGGTGAATATATATTTTTAGATACTGAAGAACGTCGGCGTTTCGTAAGTTCTAAACACGAATATTTAATTGAACAAACGCAACAACATAAACGCCACAGTATTCCGCAAAATACTACAGTTGCTAATGTGCCTATGACATTTAATAATCCTCTTAAAGAATTGATTTGGGTTGTTAATCAAGATCGTATGTTAGCCGCACACGAATGGTTCAATTATGGTAGTCGTATGTTAAACGAATATGGTATTCCGAATATTGATTTAATACGTTCAGCCGTTTTACAACTTGATGGATATGACAGATTTGAAGAACAAACTGCTGGATATTTCCGACTTTGGCAACCCCATCAACATCATACAGCTATCCCTAATGATTTCATTTACATTTATTGTTTCAGTCTTGCCCCGGAGGCTGCACAGCCTCAGGGTAGTTGTAACGCAAGTATGTTGAATTCACTTGTTTTACAATTACGTATGAATCCTTTTGTTCAATCACGTCCTTGTGGTGTTACTGTTTATGCTACAAATTATAATGTGTTGCGTATAACAAGCGGTAAAGGCGGTGTATTATTTACCGTTTAAATATAGAATGGACGCGGGTCTGCATCCAAAGCATATTAGTGATATTGATACATGGCATATAAAAGATCGTAATTATTATACATTCGTTATTTTGACTTTTATTTTTGGTTTTTTCGGAATTGACCATTTTTATTTGCGTAGTTTCAGTACAGGTACGCAAAAACTATTAGTTAATATTTTTGGTTTAGGATTGTGGTACGTTTGGGACTTAATACAAATTTTATCTGAGGGTGATAAAGTGCGTACAGACGGTTTATCATCTCCTTTTGATTGGATACAAGGCATTGGACGCGGTGTTTTCGCTAATAATGTTGTGCAAAGAGGTGGAGGCGGCAGCGAAGGAGATATTTCTCCACCAGAAAAATCTTATTTACTTTATACAGTTTTAGCTGTTTTGTTTGGTTGGGTCGGTGCTGATAAATTCTATATTGGTGAAACTGTTCAAGGTTTTGCTAAAATATTTTTATGTTTCAATCTGTTTCTGTTCTTGCTTGGTTGGTTTTGGGTTGCTTGGGATGCTTTTAATGCTTTCTTTCGAACTGATTCCATTTTGCAGGATGGTATTTCACCACCAACCCCATTGAATTATTTGTTTTCTAAAACACCTGGTACCATTTTCATTGGCGGTATGCCTCCGCGTGTTAAACCAACTCTGACAGAATCTGTTTTATCTGCGGTTTTACCAACAAATTTACCGGCTGTACCGGATTTTAATACTGCAAAACAAGCTGCTAAAGAAATTTTGCCTTTATTAATTACACCACCAATTGTTAAGGCTATTGAAAGTGCTGGAATACCAGATGCCGTTAAGATTGTACAGAGTGGCGGAGGAGAAGGAGGATTAACCGGACCTGGTGCGGCTATTGCTGGTGTTCTTGTTGCT